TTTTTAAACTACTATAATCAGCTGACGATAAATCTTTTCCGTCAATTGCCTCTAAGAGTTGTACACGCAATGCAATCGGTAAATAGTGAAAGTTAATTCCTAAAAATCCACCTGATGCAGAACCTATCGGCAACACTAATGGGAATCTATCATAGTAAGGAAGTATGTTCTTTAATTTAGGATCGTAGAAAAAGAAGTTCAATTTACCTGCACTTGGTTGTCTTGCCAATGCACCTTGATTAATCAATCTACGAGAAGAAACTCTTGCCCCTAAATCTCTAATCTTATTACGATACCACTGAACTGATCTTTGACGATCACCTGCAGCTTTTCTAATATCATCAAGTATTTTACCCATACTACTATTTATATGGTCGTATGAAATCTTCCGTTAGTATTGTAAAGTCCATTCCTCTCTTAGATGACCACTCTCTTGCCGCTTTCCATTTCGCATTATTCTTAATATATTCTAATACTTCATTCTTCCATTTCTGAGTTTTGCGTTTAGGATTCTTTATAGGGGGTTTTGTGTACTTTTTTGGCTTGACTTCTACGATCAACTTGCGTATATTGTTGTTCTTGTCTTTGTATTTGAGATAGAAATCTGGAAAATAACGATGATACTTACCGTCTATGGGTGATTTGTATGGTACTATCACCTCCTCAGAACCCCATTCAAGTATTGCCGGATTGGTATCACAATACATCATAAATCGTCTTTCCCACGAACTTCGATAAATAACATTCGTTGGATCACCCTTATACTTGGTGAAGTTCTTTGGTCGATAACGACCTTTGTATGTTTTTCTAAAAGTCACATAAATACTTATATGTTAAATAAAGTCGCAGGTCACTTAAAATCACTAGCAAGTAATCTTTTAGGTGGTGGGTCAAGTGTAGGAACACCAAATACAGCAGCTATGGGTGCAACATTAAGTTCCCGTTCTAATTTTGAAATCAATACAGATCAATTTGCACACACAAAAGTTAATAAGTATGGTTTCGGGTCTTTAGTATATCCTAAACAATTAGAAACTGATCCAGGATATGGACATTACATTATGTTCTATATCTATCGTACATACAATTCAAAATATTCACCTGCATCGACAAAAACTGTAACAGAAAATGTTGGTGGGCCTTCAGGAGGATATACAAGACAAAAAACTGAAACAACAGGTGGTGCGGAAGGTATATCATCAAGCCCACAAGCAGGATTTAATCCAAAGTTATACAACAAAGATCCTGGTGCAAAATCAAAATCAATTCGTTCACAATTAGGATTTGTAAAAACAAGCGATGCAATCTCACTGTATATGCCTAACAACATTAAGGCATCTTATAATGCAGGTTATAGAGATAGTGAAACAGGTGCGGCTGGTCAATTTGCAAAAATGTCAGGCATTGGACCCGGATCATCAATAAGTGATATCATGTCAAGATTAGGTTCAGGTGGTGGACAATTTTTAAAAGAAGTTGTTGGTGAAAAATTATTAAAAGATATTCCGGCTGCAATTGGTGAGTTTATGGGTGGTGGTGATATTGAAGGTGTTGTTCGTTTAACATCTCAAAAGGCAGTGAATCCTCATTTAGAGGCAATTTTTGAAAAAGTATCATTTAGAAATTTCAACTATTCATTTCGTTTCACGCCTCAAAGTGAAGAAGAAGTTGAAACAGTCGATAAAATCATTAAACTATTTAAGTTTCATATGTTACCTGAAAGACCACAAGACAATGCCGTAGGAAGATACCTAGTATTTCCCTCTGAATTTGAAATTCATTATATGTACAAAGGTGTAGAGAATACATGGTTACCTTTCATATCATCTTGTGTATTAACAGGTGTTGATATTAGTTATGGTCCTAATGGACAGTTTCAAACATTTAGACCATTATCAACGGCTGCAGGAGATAGTGCTCCTCCACCTACTGTGATTGAAATGACACTATCATTCAAAGAAACAGAAATTATGACAAAAGAAAAAATTATGCAAGGATTTTAATGTACTTTTCAGAATTTCCATTATATGAATATGATTTCACAGGTAAAGGTCAAAATGCACGACTTGTCACTGACATATTAAGACGAGTATCTATTCGTGCAAAAGTAAAGGCAAACACTTTACTTTTTGATAAGTATGATATTACAGAAGGTGAAACACCTGAAATTGTCGCAGAGAAATATTATGGCAATTCTCAATATCATTTTGTTGTTATATTGATGAACGATATAGTTGATCGTTATGATTGGCCTTTAGATAATATACAATATGCAAAATTTTTAAAAAACAAATATGGTGACAACATTGAAGGAACACATCATTATGAAATCAATCAAACATCAGGTGATACAACGATTAAATTAGAAGTTTCAAGTGATACAACTGGTGCGACAGCAGTCACAAATAGAGAGTATGAAGACAGATTACAAGATGAAAAGAGATCGATTAGATTATTAGACAGATCCTATTTGCGTTCATTTGTCGAAGAATTTAAAAAACTCATTAAGAGATAATTATGGTTCAAAATAGTATAGATGCAATTGAGTTTGCCGGTGATTATAGTTTAGACGAAATAGTTATTCGTTCTATTAACGGAACATTATTAGATATCAAACCCCTATTATCTGAACTCAACATTTACGAGAGCATTTATGATAATGCAATGTATGGTAATATAGTATTGCATGATTCAATGAATCACATACAAAACTTACCTCTCATAGGACAAGAAGATATTTTCTTTCTTCTTAAAACACCAGGTAGTACAGATTTAGATGTTATTAATTTCAGAGAGTTCGCAGGTCGTGTCTATAAATTAACAGATGTCACACGAACACAAGAACGAGAACAAGTTTATAAATTACATTTCACAACAAAAGAGAGTATTAAGAATATTCGTACAAGATTGTCAAGGGCATTTGATGGTACACCATCAGAAATTGTAGAAAAAATATTACGAGATCCTAACGGATTGGGTACAAATAAACAATTATTCATTGAAGATACAGTCAACACGCATAAAATCGTGTCACCCAACTATCGACCATATCAGTTAATACAAATGTTATGTAAAAGAGCTGAAAGTAAAGTCTATAAAACACCAGGATATCTCTTTTTTGAGAATCATCGTGGATTACATTTTCGAAGTTATGAAAGTTTGTCGCACACTTCACAGTTTGCAAGAACACCTAAACTAGAATATACAGACATGGCACCAGGTCGTGTAGAGGGAAACTCATCAATACGAGATATTGAGCTTGACATGAAACAAATAAAAGAGTATAATATCATTAAAACAAATGACATGATAGGAAATACCATTACTGGTGTTCTAGGTTCTACACATTATACGCATGATATACACACAAAATCATTTACAAAGACAATATTTGATTACTTTGATGATTTTGACAAAAGATTACACACAGACGAAGAACAAACTTTAGGAAGAGAATACGGTCCTCTATACAGTAATACTGCTGAATTAAATGATGGACGCACTATTGCAGACTTTCCTAAGTCAAAAATATTTGTAACACCAAGGGCAACAAAATTACACTCACAATCCTCTAGTGATACACGCACATATGATAATCGAAGTAACTTTTGGCTACAGCCGCAGAAAGCAAATCGTTTAGCCTACGATAGTGTTAAGTTAAAATTAACAGTTGCAGGTAATACCTATCTTTCTGTGGGGGATTTAATCTTTGTTCGTTTGCCAAGTTTAGAGCCGCAAGAACAGGCTTCCGATAGATTATTTGATGAATATCTATCAGGAAGATGGATTGTTACTCACTTGCGACACATTGTCAATAACCAAGAACACGAAATGGTGATTGAATGTGCTAAAGACACATTTTTTAAAAGATTACCTGAATCAAATGATTCATTAGAAAAAGATTATAAAGAACCATATCGTGGTGTTTTAAAAATAAACTCTGAAGATGACGCATAGAAATAGATATCGTTGGATTTCAAAACAACATCCGTGTCCGATGTGTGTTCGTTTGTATAAACTGATTGATTTCGTTGCAAATAAATATAATCAGATAAAGAGGAACTGTATATGAAAGAAAATCTGATAGATGTAATGCAAGGATTACTCTCAGAGGGTGTCTATGACCCGAGTATATTTAAAGCATTTTTCCTTGCTGGTGGGCCCGGCAGTGGTAAATCCTATGTTGTCAAAAGAACAACAGGTGGATTTGGCATGAAAACAATCAATCCTGATACAGCATTTGAAAAGATTCTGAAAGATCAAGGTAAAGAATTAGATTTAACAAAGATGGATCCCGAAGAACGAGATAATCTGCGTCTTCGTGCAAAAGACTTGACTAACGCACAACAAAGTTTATACATTGCTGGTCGTTTAGGATTGATATTAGACGGCACAGGAAAAGACTACGATAAAATCAGTCGTATCAAAAAACAATTAGACACTTTGGGATATGATTCCTACATGATTTTTGTGAATACGAGTTTAGAGGTCGCATTAGAACGCAACACAAAACGTGCTCGTACATTACCAGACGATATGGTCAAGTCTATGTGGACAGATGTACAACGCAACATTGGTAATTTTCAAGGTTTATTTGGCGTATCGAATTTAGTGATTGTCGATAACAACAAACCCGATGAAGATATTATGACTATGGCACAAAAACGCATAAGACAATTAATTACAAAACCCATACAGAATGGACGTGCAAAATCATGGATTCAAAGAGAACTAGAGAAACGCAAGCGATAGAACCTTCTAAATGGCAACGAGGAATCGTTATTTCTTGGGAAAATCTATCAAAAGACTTGACAAACCCTCTGAAATATGATATAATAAGAAATGACCAAAAAATCAAATCCAATCGCACAAGACTTACGCACACCAAAGTATAAGAAACGTGTTGTCGTGTCAAAAAAGGTCAAAAAACAGATAATTCGAAGAAAATTTAGAGAATTAGAGAGAGAATTATATAATGAAAACTAAACAACTCATTGACAATATTGTCACCTGGATAAAAAACTATGCATCACACAGTGGTATGAAATCACTGATAGTCGGCATCTCTGGAGGCATTGATTCCTCTGTTGTATCGACTTTATGTTGTAAAACAGGATTACCAACATACGCAGTTTCTCTCCCTTTACAGAATACAGAGAATCACCAACATCTTTCACAGATTCACGGACGTTTTTTACAAGCATTTTTTTCCAACGTCAAACACATTACACTGCCGTTATCCACACCCTTCGCAGGATTTAAGACAGAATTTCTCTCTTTACTTCCCAATCTTCCCATATCCGATCACGCCTATGCCAATCTCAAAAGTCGATTACGAATGGTTGCACTATACAGTATCGCACAAAGTACAAAAGGATTAGTCGTAGGAACGGGTAATAAGATTGAAGATTTCGGAGTGGGATTCTATACAAAGTACGGCGATGGTGGTGTTGACATCAGCCCTATCGCAGACTTATACAAATCAGATGTCTATCGCATTGCCAAAGAGTTGAAATTAGACTTAGATATACAAGAAGCAGAACCTTCAGACGGATTATGGACAGACAGTCGAACAGACAAAGACCAACTCCAATACGACTATCCCACATTAGAGAAAGTAATGAAACTCTATGAAAGAGGCGAATATCCGCCCGAAGAACTC